CTTACAATCCTATAATCCTTCCCCTTCTACCTATGTAGGAACTTCATTTAATTATGTAAATGGTGAACCAATCGGTTTATCTAATGGAACTTTCTGGTACATTACAGAATGGAAAATAGGTTTTCCAACTAATAGTATTTTAAACCCACTGTGACGAGGTAAAAATGTCATTTGTTATTGAACATCCTGATGGTACATATACTGAAAAAGAATATGCTCCAGTAACACCAACTGTAATGCCTGAAAGTACATGTGGGCAATTACTTGCTTCCTTAGCCCTTCCTACAGGAATTGTAGAAGAAACACTTGACGTAGGAGAATAATGAATGGCAATTAAATTTCACGAACGAAACCAAGCTGTTTATGTTGGCTTGCAAACAGATGCAGGTTCAGCAAATAAAGTAGCAACAGCATCACTTGGCTCAACTACTGCTATTGCTTGTACAGAGATTTCATCAGATACAACTAGAGATACTGGAGCATTTCAATATCTTGGTGATTCTTTAAGTCGCGATGAATATACCTACACTAAAGATACTTACATTGATCTTGGTATTACAACTTTCCAACAAGTTCTAGCTTCTTTAACTTCTGCTATCAATCCTGATACAGCTTCTTTATGGAAACTATTTCAAGCTTGTGGTGGTAATATTGCTGTTGCGGCAGATAATACAGTATGGGTAGATAATGCTAGTGAATCTCCAGATTATGCTACAGCAGATGTACGGTTTGCTTCTCCTGATGATGCAACTAATGATAAACTTTATAAGTTTTGGGATTTACGCGGTACTGTTGATGTTAACGCATCTTTGGGTGAAGTACCAACATTAAAATTTGCACTTAAAGGTAATGCTGATGATCCTGTTGCTTCAGCTAAACAAACAGCAAACTTCGGTACACAGGTAACTAATGTAGCTCCTTCAGTTCTTTATACAACTGTTAAAACTGCAAAATTACTTGATATGAGTGTAGTGCCTACTTATTCTTCTGCTGGTACAGTTACAAGTGTAACCTATGCAAAAGCTAAAGCTATTATTACATTTTCTGCTCCACATGGTTTGACAGCTTCATTAATTCGTTTGCGTATTTCTGGCGCAACTCCAGCAACTTTGAATGGTGATTTTGTTGGTTATATTCTAGATGCATCTACAATTGTTTACTATGCTAAAGGTACAACTGGTACTGGTACAGCAACAGGAACAATTTTAGCAAGTAAAGGTGATACTGCTGAAGCAACTTTCTGTTTCTCTACTCTTGATGCACCTAATTTCTTTGGTTTTGATTATCAACGATATTTAACAGGTTGTGACCAAGGTTTTGCTAAAGGTGCTACACCAACAGACGTTAATGTAACTATGTTGGAACCACAAGTAGGTGAAGTAGGTGTATTTAATCCAACTGAAAATGTAACTAAATTCTTTGCTGGTATTATTAAATTCGGCGGTTCTTCTGCTGGTACTACTGTAGCTTATATGTGGGATAAACTTCAACTTGCTACAGATAAGCAAGGTAAAGTTGCAACATATCTTGGCCGAGATGTTACTTTCCGTAACACTGGAACATCAATGATTTTTTATCAATAATTTAACACGGCCTGCTTCAGATAAAGAACTATTACCATGAAGGGAATAACTTTATCTGCTAGCAGGTTTTTTAATTCTTGTGAGGACACCCAAAATGGCAAAACAATTCTATATCAAACTTCAATCTCCTTTCATCGAAATGCCTGTAGAAGCTGAAGATGCTTCAGGTAAAGTTTCATCTTTACTTGTAGGTTTTAAACGCTATCCTACTAAAGAAGTTGAAGTTAAACTTAATTCATTTAAAGACTTAACAGAAGACCAGTATGTTGAGTATCTTAAAAATGAAATCCTCTATATTAAAAATGCTGTTCTTGAAGTTTACGATGGTGGGGTCTATGTTGAAGACTTGGTTATTGAAGATACAAGAACGGCAAAACCGAATGAGTTCTTCCAGGAAGCTGATAATGTTTTAGTCGTCCTCCTAGAATATTATCTATCATCTGCTCCTTGGAAGAACTCCCTCTTCTCTGCCTTTATTAAATCTCTCTACAATGTAAGTTTTAAGGAAGCTGAATTAAAAAACTAATAGAAGCGGGAGAAATCCTGGGAAAGATAATCTTAACTGCCGAGGAAAATAACAAAGCAGAAAAGAAGAAAAAGGAATTAGAAGAATCTAAATCTGCTTTCCCAGGCTTGACTTTCGCATCTACAGATGATATACTAGAGGAAGATGAAATAGAGGTATTTTATCTCTTTGAGAATAATGGTAAACTTTTTGAAATTTATAAAATTGCTAAAGATTATCTTAATGAAGTATATCTTCTTCCTGAAAATATTCTTCTTGAACTTCTTAAAGAAGAAAAACTTCCTCTAAAAGAAAGCCTATCAAAAATACCGTTTATCCACAGCGGTTTTCTTAATGTAATTGTTCCACCAAGCGAGTAGGTTATGGCAGATAGAACATTTAAATTATCCTTACAAGTTGATACAACAGGTGTAAAAGCTTTAAGGGATGCGTTACAATCTGCCGTAACCCCACTGGAAACAACTTCAAAAGTACAACAAGAGATAATTCAACTTGAGCAGAAACGAATTGATAAGATTCGTGAAACAGGTAGAATTATTTCTGACCTTAATAATACTACGGCAAATTTAAAGTTAAAACAAATCTTTGGTACTGAAATAATCAAAGATTACAACAAAGAACTTAGTGAAACTGAGAAAAGGTTAAAAAGCTTAACTCAGTTACAATCATTTGCTCAAAATTTAGGTACTTCTAGCTTAGCTAAAACAAACTCACCAATTAGAGAATCTAATACTTATGGTACTGTAGCAGAAAAACGAATTGCTGAAGCAGCCGCAGCAGCATCTTTACAACAAGGGAGAGCTTCTGAAATAGCTTTAAAAGATTTTGCTCTTGTTGAAGCAAAAATGCAGGAATTTGCTGCAAAAAGAAAACAGAATCAAATAGACCTTGAACAGCAAATAACTGCTGCTACAGAGCGAGCTATAGCTACTAGAAAAAACCTTGCGGAAAACGAGACTCTTTTTAGGAAAAAAGAATTAGATAAATTAAAAGACTATATAATTTCTGAAAACACCAGAAAAGATCTTGTAGTAAAACAATATTATGACAGTGTGGAGATTTTAAATAAACTCCATACTAACAAAGAGAAGAACCAGTTAGATATACAAGAATTTAATGCTAAAGTCTCTTATGCCTCTAGGTATAGGATGTATTCAGCTATGTTTGATCAAATAGAAGAAAGAACTAAAAAAGCTGCTGCTAAAGCCGCACCAGGTTTTAACTATGGTACTGGTTCTAAAGCAGCTTCTTCTATAGACTCAAGAAATGTACCTTCTGTAGCTGCGCCAGTGGGATTTAATTACGCTACAGGTAAAGTAATAGAAGAGCAAACTAAAAAAGTACAAGACCATAATAAAGCATTAGAGCAAACAGTACAACACCATAAATCTCTCTTTACCCATGTTGGTGCTGTAATTGGGGCTTATGAAATCTGGAATAAAGCATTATACCTTATTAGAGAAGGTTTACTTTCAATACCTAGAGCAGGTATAAATCTTGAGTCAGCGACAGCATCGTTAACAGCATCCTTTGGCTCTCTAGCTGGCGCAAATAAAGAATTAACTTTTTTACGAGAAGAAGCAGATAGAACTGGTTTATCTATTCAAGTTCTAAGAGAAACTTATGCTAGTGCTGCCGCTTCTTTTATTGCTGCTGGTGAATCTGCTGAAACTACAAGAGAAATATTCAAAAATATAAATACTGTTTCCACTACACTCCATCTATCTGGGGATAAAACTTCCAGTATTTATCTGGCATTATCACAAATATTTAATAAAACAAAATTACAGGCTGAAGAATTAACTAAACAGTTATCACAAACTATTCCTGGTGTAACCAACGAACAAGCCAAAGCATTAAATATAACTGTTGCTAAGTTATACGATGATATGAAAAAAGGTTCTATATCAGCACATGATGCTGTTATAGCTTTATCCCGTACATTAGCAGATACTTATGGACAAGAGGCTTTTGTTAAAGCTTCTCAAGGTATGAATGCAGAAATAGGTAGAGTACAAACTGCTTGGACAACTTTAGCAGAAAATATCTATAAAGGCACTTCAGAAATGCTTATAGGTATTTTAAAATTTACTTCTGGATCAGTGAATGGTTTTGCTGAATTTGCTGCAAATTCTTATAAAGTAAAAACCTCTGTCCAAGATATTATAGCAGCTTTAGCTGGAGCTGTTGCGGGATATGCTGCTGCTAGAATAGCTATTAATGCTTATACTTTTGCTACTACTTCTGCTATTACAGCTACAGAAGCTATGGGAATAGCTTTAACAAAAGTAGGAACTATAGTTAAACAAAATATATTTACAGCAGCTATTGTTGAAATCGGAGTATTAACATCTAAATTAATTTCTTTTAGGTCACAACTAGCTGATTTAGATAAAGAAGCAGAGCAACATAGAAAATCAAGAGAATTAGCTATCTCAGGTTCTCCTGAAGACCAAAAGAAAGCTGCAATTCAAGCTGACCAAAGAGTTATAGAAGCGCAATCTAAAGCTGATGCAGCTAAAGCTCGATATGAAAGATATAGTCAAGGCTTTTTTACAGCTTCCACAGAAGATATACAAAAAGCATATAGCACATATAATGAATTAAGTTTAAAATTATCTGAAGCTAAAGATACTGTAGCTAAAGAATTAACTATATCAGCAGAGAAAACAAAAGGTACTATAGTTACTTCAACTAAGGACTATTCTAAAATACTTAGTAAACTTGATATTGATTTTGTAGCTGCTACACAAGGTAAAATAGCAGGTGCTCAAGCTAAGTTAAAACAAAAATATTCTCAAGCTATTGAAGATTTCAAAAAAGATTTGTCTTCTTTTGATCCTGAAATTGTATCTAATGCTAAAAATCAATTAGATAGGATTAATACTGTTATAGAAGCCGCAGGTAATAAAGCAGCTTCTTCAACAAAAGCCGCCTATAGAGGGAGTTTAGAAGATTTTAAAACTTCTTTAACTGAAATTAGAGGAAGCATTACTGAAAGTCTTGGTATTCTTGATGAACTTTATAGAGAGAATGCCTTATCAATTTCTACTTATTTTGATTCAAAAAGAAACTTACTCTCTAATGATATTGCTGCACAAAAAGAAGCACTTGACTCAGAACTTAAAATAGCTTTTGCACAAAAAGATACCGTTAAAATTGCTCAGCTAAACACAGAATACAAAAAAGTTCTTAATGCTGAAAGTAAGAATTATGTTTCTACATTAAAAGAAGAGACAAAAGCTTATGAAGAATATAATAAAATGGTTCAACAGGTTGATGTTGAATATCTTCAGGCAGTAGGAAAAGCTAAAGAAGCTGCATTAATTAACTTTGATGTACAAAATAAAGAACGCATTGACAAAGCTTTAGCTCAGAAAGATACAAGAACTTTAAGTAAATTATTTAATACACGGACTTCTTTAGGGTTAGAGAAAGACCAAGAACGTAATGTTGCAGATTTACAAATAGCACAAGATAAATATAATGAGAGTATAAACAGAACAAATATACTTAAAAATATTGGGGCCATTTCTGAACTTTCTGCTGCACAGCGCATCACTGAAATAAATAAACAAATTATAGCTGATAAAGAGAAGTCCTTAGCTATAGATATAGAAATACTTGCTAAATCTCCTTCTGGTGATGCTTATGATAGACTTGCAGAGAAAATCAGAAAAAGTCGAGAAGAATTAGACCAATTTAAACTTTCTGCAAATACAGTTGGTTTATATTTTGAAAACATCCTTGGTTCTGCCTTTGATAAAGCTTTCGTAGGTTTTGCCACTGGAGCAATGAATGCTAAACAAGCTTTCTCTTCTTTTGCTTCTGGAGTTATTGAAGAGATTGCAAAGATTGCGGCACAGGAAGCTAGAAGTGCTATTGTAGGCGGTTTACTTAAAAGTGCTTTTAGCGGGATAGGTAGTCTATTTGGAGGAGGTTTCCAAGGAAATGGGGCTTTACAAAGTTATGCTAATCCTTTTGCTAATGGGGGAGCTGCAACAGGACTTTCTAAAGTATCAGGATCAATCCTTTCTTCTCCTACTTTATTCCCTTCAGCTAAAGTTATTCCATTTGCCTCTGGAGGTGTATTAGCTGGTGAAGCAGGAGCAGAAGCTGTACTACCTTTAAAAAGAGGAAAGAATGGTAAACTTGGTGTAGCTTCAGAAGGCCAATCTGGCGGAAATATAATAAACATTTCTGTTTCTGTTGATCGATCATCCAGTGAAGATGATACAGCTTATGCAGCTAAAATAGCAGAAACAATAGCAAGACGTATTGCTAAAGAAGAAATTGCTTCAGCAGCAAGGCCAGGAAATATTAACAATCGTGTGACTAAATTCGGATAAATTATGTCTACAGCAATGCCACTTCCTACAAAGATTACTATAGATAATCCAAAATCAGTTAAAGCTAAAACACTATATGCTCAATATGGGGACGGTTTTATGCAAGCTGCTGGTAATGGATTAAATCGAAAAGTTAGAGAATATGATATAGAATGGGGGCCATTAACTTTAGCTGAAAAAGATACTGTTGAAGCTTCCCTTGATCTTGTAGAAGGTTTTGGTATATTAACTTGGACTCCTTGTAATGAGGTAACAGAATTAAAGTTCTACGTCCCCGATGGTAAATATGATACTACCCCATTAAATAATAATGGTATGTATAAAATAACAACCCATATTATACAACGATTTGATTAAGGCGATTTAAATGGCACAATTATTTACTAATAATGCAGCAGGTTTACTTAATGCCTCAATTGCATCTACAGATTTATCTTTAACTCTTCAATCAGGCCAAGGTGCAGAGTTTCCTGCTGTTGGTGGAAGTGATTTCTTTCTTGTTACTCTTTTTAGCCTTGTGGGTAGTGTTGAGGTTAATCATGAGATTATTAAAGTAACTGCTAGAGTTGGTGATACTTTCACAATTGTTAGAGGACAAGAAGGAACAAATCCAGGAAACTGGTCTGTAGGGACAAATGTGCAGTTGAGAGTTACAGCAGGAGCACTAAGTTCCTTTATTACTGAAGCCAGTGCCTCATTGAAAATTGCTTCAAATCTAAATGACGTAGCTAATGTAACTACTGCCAGGACTAATCTTGGTTTAGGTACAGCAGCTACGCAAGCAAGTACAGCTTTTGAGCCCGCTAATGCTAATATACAATCACATATTGGTAACACCAGTAACCCTCACACTGTAACAAAGACTCAAATTGGCCTAAGTAATGTTACCAATGATGCTCAGTTAAAAATCTCTTCCAATCTTTCTGATTTAGCTAGTGCGTCAACCGCTAGAACTAACCTTGGTTTAGGTTCTTTAGCTTTATCTAACTCAGTAGAGAGTTCTATAACTTCTTCTTTTTGTTTTAGAAATAAAATAATTAATGGTAATTTTGATATTTGGCAACGTGGTATAAGTCAGACCTCTAGTGGGTACGGTTCGGATGATAGGTGGAACAATATTAACACAGGTTCTACTAAAACCAATACACAGCAAACTTTCTCACTTGGGCAAACCGAAGTTCCAGGCAACCCAAAATACTTTAGTAGTACAGTAGTTACTTCAGTAGCTGGTTCCACTAACAATGTTAGTAAAGTACACTCTATAGAAGGTGTTGCACTATCATCAGGTAAAACGATGATACTATCATTTTGGGCTAAAGCTGACACCAGCAAAAATATTGCGGTTGATTTTGGGCAAATTTTCGGAACTGGGGGTTCTCCTACTCCTGTTGTTAGTGGAATCGGAGTAACAACTTTTTCACTTTCAACAACATGGCAAAAATTTACAACAACTGTTACCTTTCCATCTATTACAGGAAGTACATTAGGAACAAACAATGATTCTTATTATTTTTTACAATTTTGGTTTGATGCTGGCTCAGCTTATAATGCTCGCACTAATAACTTAGGTCAACAATCAGGAACATTTGACATTGCTCAAGTGCAATTAGAAGAAGGAACTATTGCTACTCCCTTTGAACAAAGGCCTTTGCAAATTGAATTATCATTATGCCAAAGGTATTTTGAAATTATTTCTGGTGTTGTAATTGTAACACCAAATATATTTAAAGATTTTTATTGTAAAGTACAAAAACGAGCTGCTCCGGTTATAAGTAATATAGTAATCTATACAGGTACAGGTGCTACATTGCAATCAGCTTCAGGGATAACTAGAATTTACCAAGAGACTGCCAATAGTGTTGACTCTAATTTTACTGCTTGGGTATCATCAGAATTATAATAAATAATTATGAATACTAATACAGTCAATAGTGAGATTTTAAACGGAACAGGGGGTTTACAAATATCCCCTTTTATTCCTACAATAAATCAAGTAATTCTCCAATCAGAAGCTCCGGCCTATTTAGAACTTCTTGAAATAGATTGCTCAGTTATAGGACAACCAACTTATTATCTAACAAATACAACAAGTCAGTTTAGTTTTGGTATTGATGAATTTTCTGCACCAAGAATCTACTACCCTTTTCCATTCCAACTTACAGGAATAGAAAGTAATTCTGACGGTGCTCCAGCAAGGCCAACACTAGACATAGGTAATCTTAGAGGAATAAACGGAGAATTGATAAAACTATTCGGCTCGCTATCTTTCCTTTATGATGATCTTGTAGGAGTTAGTGTTACTTATATAAGAACTTTTGAACCCTATATTAACCTTACCACTAGAATATCTGCCCCACCATTAAAGTATTTTATTGGTAAGAAAACTTCCCATAATAGATTAGGTTTAACTTTTGAACTCCGAAGTCCTCTTGATAAAGAAAGAGCCTTTTTACCAAAAAGACAAATGTTAAGAAGAGATTTCCCAGGTTTATCAATTAATAAACACGTTGGATAATATGAGTTCTTTAGATTTTATAATCCCGATTAGGAAACATATATTAACAAGCTATCCTAATGAGGCTTGCGGCCTTGTATTATCTGATAATTTTGTAATCCCATTAGAGAATATAGCAGAAGAACCAACTAAAAGTTTTAAAATAGCTTCTGTTGATATTACTAAATACGTAGGAAATATAAAATACATATATCATTCCCATTGCAGAAGTATAAACTCACCTGAAATATTTGACTTGCGTACCCCTTCATTTAGTGATATAATAGGGCAACAGAAAAGTGGTATTCCTTGGCTAATATTTGGAACTGAAGGAACTGGTGTTACAGACCCTTTAACTATACCAAGAGTTAAGAATAACAATTACCTTCAAAGACCTTTTATTTGGTATATTAATGACTGTTACAGTCTTGTACAGGATTATTACCAATTTGAATTTGGAATAATCCTTGATAATCATAAAGCTAAAACAGACTATAAAGATATAAGAAAACTTAATAATATCTTCGGTGAATACATTGAAGAGTATGGTTTTATTAAGCATAATGTTAAAGGACATAAGTTTCAAAATGGGGATTTAGTTCTACTTGATTCACATGGTTTTGAGAAAAATCATCTAGGAATTTATGAAAATGGATTTATCCTGCATCAAGATCTTCTCTCTAAAAAAGAAAGAATAGAACATTTTATTGATAGAATCCACTTGGTATTACGACATGCAAGTAAGAGTATTTAAAGATTTAAATAACTTTGACGAGTTTGAATTTGAAGTATCGTCGATTAAAGAGGTTCTATCGGGATTGAAACTCCATAAGGGGCAAGAATATACAAATAATATTATTGAGAATAATTATAAATATATCCTTATTCCCTCTGATGAAACTGAATCTCCTATTCCTTTAATGCCAGATGTGATTTTATCTAATCTAGCTGAATTTCCTTTACTATTAATAATTCCCGATATAGAAGGAGAAGTTCCTGCTGCCGCTATTATTGCTATAGGTGCTTCTGCTGGAGTAACTATAGGAGCAACAGCAGCTACTATTATAGCAGCAGTTGTAAATATAGCTATCTCTATGGCATTAAATATGGTTATGAGCTTACTTTCTCCAACGAAAGAGTTTTCTTCTGATCCTTCTTCAGCGCAAAAAAACAATAGTAACCTTTTTAATGGCGCTCCTTTAATTCGAGAACAAGGTGGTAGTGTTCCTCTTGCTTTCGGTGAAGGTTTTGCTGGCGGTGTTTTAATTTCTTCAAGCCTAACTACGGTAGAAAGTTAATGCAAGAATTAGATATATATGGTGAAGGTGGTAAAGGTGGTGGCGGTGGCGGACATACTCCTGTTGAAACTAATGATACTCTTCAAAGTGTACAAGTAGTTAGAATCCTTCTTGCAGTTAGTGAAGGAGAGATAAATTCAATTGATGAAATATACTTAAACAGAACTCCTATTTCTGCTTTCGATGCAACTTATGAAATACGAACAGGTACAACAAATCAAACTGTTATTCCAGGTTTTATAAATACAGAAGCACCTTTAAGTGGAACTTTTCCAATAGAAGTTCAACAAGCTATAACTTTACCAGCTTATTCTATTGACTCTACTGCTGATGCTGCAAGAGTAACTTTAGTCTTGCAAGCACTTTCACAATATTTAGAAAATGGTGATCTTGTTGGCTATGAAGTTTCATTAAGCATCTACACCAGCCCGAATAATTCAACCTACGCCCTAGCTAAAACTACAGTAAAGAATGGAAAAAGCTCTACTGACTATGCTTGGGATGTTCAGGTAGAAAGACCTTCAAATTATATTCCAGGATCAAGTTGGTATATTAAAGTTGTTAGAAATACAGCAGATTCTACAAGTGTTAAAATTAACGATACTACTTTAGTTGCTGGAATTTCACAAATTTATTATAAGAATCTAAACTATCCTGGAACAGCTCTTGTAGGTATTATTTTAAGAAATGCGGATCAATTTGGTGGTCAGGTTCCTGAAATCCTTCTTAAAGGAAAATTCCTTAAAGTAAAAATCCCAAATAATTACGATCCCACAAGTAGAGTTTACTCTGGAAATTGGAACCTGGGTTTTAATCCAGTAAAACAATTCACAGCAAATATTGCGTGGGTTATTTTCTATTGCCTGAATGATTCTAAAGCCTTAAATATCTCTGAAGCTGATATTGATAAAGCTAGTTTTTATGAACTTTCTCAATATGCTGATCAGATGATTGATGATGGCTTTGGCGGAACTATACCAAGATATACAGTAGGTTATCAATTTGTTTCAAGAGATAATGTACCAAGTTTCTTAGCAAATTTACTATCTATTTGTAATGCTAATCTTGGCAGTAACGAGTTTGGGCAAATATCTATTATATTCGATCATCCTAATGTCCAGCCCTCTAAACTTGTAACTAATGCTAATGTTATTGATGGGTTATTTAACTATTCTTCCAATGATCTTGAAGGAAGAACAACACAAGTTAATGTAACCTATAATGACTGGTATGCTTATGGAGATACTTCTACAGCAAGTGTACCAGGAACAACTCCTACTGTTTTCGAGCAAGATTTAATTGATAGATACAGCCTTCAACCTTCTGATATTGTTCTTCCTGGTTGCCTGCATGAAGCTCAAGCAGTAAGAAAAGCAAGATGGGCATTATACACTAACTGTATAACCACAAGGTTTATATCTTTTAAAGTATTCCTGCATGGTTTAACCTATCGCTTTGGTGAAGTTATCAAAGTTATGGATAGTGAAAATAGACAAACTATGCAACATGGGGTAATTTTATCTTACTCATATTTAGCAGGTACAACTACGCTTGTTCTTGATAGAGAATTTACACTCTCTGCTTCTGCTTGGACTATTTCTTTTACAGGGTCTGACGGAGTAACATTATATAATAAAACTATTAATGAAACAGCAGGGTTATTTTCTTCTGTATCCTTCACAGGTCAAGTTGACCCTTTCATAGGTTCTGTTATTATTCTTAATGGCCCATTAGAAGGTAAACTTTATACTGTAACAGGGATTCAAAAAGAAGATGATTATTATGTTATAGCTGGCATCGAACGAGATGAGGGAAAATTCGATTACGTTGATGATGGTATAGTATTAGATGTTCCTACAGGGGATTTTGTTAATCCTACTGATTTCACTGTTGAACCAGTAGTTAATTTATCAGTCAGCCCTATTTCTTCTACAGATGGAATAAACTCAAATATCCAACTTCATGTTTTTTGGGATTGGGATTTAGATCATTCTGCAAAGTATAAAGCGACATTTGTGGCCTCTTGGAGAAGAGATAAACAGGATTTTAAAAATGCCCAACAAATTTCTGGTTATAGTTTTGACATTGATGCTGCTGTACCAGGAACTTATGAGATAAATGTTTGGGCAATTAATAGTGCAACTAATGTTAAATCTTCTGTAAATAATCTTGTTTACAATTATCGTACAAGTGCAGGAACATCAACATTACTTCCTCCTATTAATGCTAGTACAAGTAATACAACAAGCACATTTAACTTCTCTACACCAGCATTAACATTATTCTTCTATAATAACCCTGCAAATACAAATAATGTTGTAGATAGTTTATATGATTATGTTGTAGAAGTCTGGGATTCTTCTG